ATCAACTCCCTAATGGGAAAGTAGTTCACCTCTCTATAGAGGAATACTTGGATCTTACAGATGAAGATATACAGTACCTCATGTCAATTGACTATGGTGAACATATTAGGGACCCTTTTCTTGGCTCTGCGGTAGAAAGTAATACCAAAGAGAAATATTATGACTTTGAATTCCTTCCACAGGATGAAGAAGATCCAAATGATATAATATCAGATGATGATCCATTTGATGATATCATTGACTTATCAAACAATCTGGATATATAATCTACTTACAGATTAATTCACTTATTGCTAGCGTGAGTAATTAGCAATATAGTATCTACTCATTCATTTATTTATTAATCTTTTAAAAATTTAGTTATGAACTCTAAAGTATTTGTAGTAGCAGATGAAACAGGTGCAGTTATTAATGTTTCAGAAAATAACCCTGAGTATGGTTATGTACGTGTACAACAAACAAGAACAATGATTGATGATAACGGCTTCTTGAGAAGGAAGTCAATCTCTGCATTGATTCCAGGAACAATAGTTGAACTACAAGAAGCTGGATTCTTTGCAGGTCAGCAATTGGATGGTAAAATTGTAGTAGAAGAATCATTGGAGCCTTTCAACAAGAAGAATCCAGAGCGTGATTTGAAAGTAGCTGGAGAAACAGGAATTGTTTGTACAATAGGTGGTTTACCTATCTATCGTAGAACAAAGTTTACTTTCAATGCTAATGCAACAGATACAGCAACTATTCAGCATGATAATGTTGAAGAACTAAGAGCAGCATATGCCGCTCAGAATGCAAAAAATGCTATTCAGCCAAATGAAGATTTCTCTATTGAAGGGTAATCTGTAATAGATTAGCAACAAGAGGGGGACATCAGTGTCCCTCTCTTTTTATTTATGAATTTTAAATGTATGATTAAAATGGAAAAATTAAAAAAAGATTTACAGAATTATCAGTTAAATGTAGGTAAAACCTACATGCAATATGAGCAAGATAAGTATAACTCTTATCAAAATTACTTGTACAAAAGAGCATTATATGGTCTTAGTTCTATTTCAGAACAAGAACTTGCTCTAATGTGTAACAAGAAAAAGCAAAGGATTATCAATGTGTATAAGAGAGCTCAGACTGTTTTGAATGTTGTAAAACAAAAAGCAACTATTCATTACACCAACTTCTTATTTAAGACATTGTTTCCCAAGAGTGCTATAACTGATGCACTACTATCTCTTACAGAGACAGATGAAAAATTTAAGAATACTCTAACTTTTAAAGATTTAAACATCTCTAAAGATGATGTAATTTCTATCTTTATAAGTGAAGGTGTTCTCCCAAAAAACTTTCATAGTTTAACTGAGGCACCAAATAAATTGCCTAAGTTAAGATATGAAAGCAAAGCTTAAAGAATGTGATGGTTGTCAAAAGATGACTGTTATATGGAAGAACCATGAGGGATTTAAATACTGTAAATATTGCTGGAGTTGCCAAAAAGCCATTAATAGTGACAGTTCACAGAAACCAACTGATTATAAAATCCCTCTGGTTTCTTCTAAGCGTAAGAAAAAAGATGCTGAATATCTTAAACTAAGAGAAAGATATCTTACAGATAATTCCCTGTGCATGGTAAAGGTGAATGGATGTAGTCATAATGCTACTGATATTCACCATACCTATGCGGGGGCTAACAGAGATGCATTTTACCTTGTACAAAGTACTTGGAAAGCAGTCTGCAGGAATTGCCATGATTGGATTCATGCTCATCCTGAAGAAGCTAGAATAATGAAATGGTTAAAATGATTACTTAAAATTTATGATTATGAAAATTATTGGAAGAGAATTAAAACTAAAACTTGTATCTGATTACTCAAAATTTTCAATACTCCCTATGAACAGAAGTATTGATAGCAAGCATGTACAGAAAATGATCCGTAGTATCCGTAAAATGGGTGTTCTAAGAGGTGTTATAACTTGTACAACAGATATTATTGAAGGTGTAATGAAAACTTACATCATTGATGGTCAACATCTTGCTACAGCATTAGAAAGAGAAGGGCAACCAATACCATGTCTTAATATAGATATTGAATCTGAAGAGGATTTAATTTCCAAAATGGCATTCTTAAATAACTCAAGTAAATCTTGGGATTTAATGAACTATGTTAATGCTTGGAAGATGATCCGCCCAGACTACATGAAGTTATTCAGATGGAAGAACATGTATGATATAGAGATTACTATGCTAGCAGCTATTGGTGTTAACAATGCTGGTATTAAACATAGTACCTCAACTATCAAAACTGGTGAGTTTAAGATTACTAATTCAAAAGCTGAAGATATGTGCAAGGCATTTAATGATATCTTCTTAAAGATAGGAATGTCTGATAGATCAGTTAAGTTTCAATTCTTGACAGCATTTTTACAAGCATATGGAAACTACAATCATGCTAAAGTATTAGATAATATTGACAAGCATCTTAAAACTGTAAAACTAATGACTTCAGGAGATGAGACTGGTCAATATATTAGAAAACAAATATTTAATTTACCAAAATGACAAAAGATGAAATTCAACAGAAAGCATTAGAATCTACGAAAGGTAAAGTTAGATGTGGTGTAGTGTTAGGAACCGGGGTTGGTAAGACCCTGGTTGGCCTAACACATATACAAGAAAACTCTACTGAGTTAATGAGGATACTTGTTGTAGCACCAAAGAAATCTATTTTTCAGTCTTGGAAAGATGATGCTGAAAAGTTTGAGATGGCTCCTCTTTTACAGAGAATGACATTTACAACCTATCTAAGTCTTAATAAGCATAATCCTAATGATTATGAGTTGGTTTACCTGGATGAAGCTCACAGCTTACTGGACAGTCACAGAAGTTTTCTTGAAAACTACAAAGGAAAGATACTTGGTTTAACAGGTACTCCTCCTAAATACAAGGATTCTGAAAAAGGTCGTCTAGTAGCTGAGTTTTGTCCTGTAGTATTTAGTTTTGGTGCAGATGATGCCATAGAAAATAAAATACTCAATGATTCTCATATTGTTGTTCATGAGCTTGAATTAGATACTAGAAAGAATTATAGAGTAACTAATAAAAAGACAAACTTTCTAACTTCTGAACATCAGAATTATAATTATTGGACAAATAGACTTGAAACAGAAGCAGGACCTTCTCATATTCTTCGTGTTATGAGAATGAAAGCTATGATGGAGTATCCAAGTAAAGAACAGTATGCTCAAATATTATTTAACAGTATTGAAAGCAAGTGTATTTTATTTGCTAATACTCAAGATCAAGCTGATAAACTGTGTTCTCATAGCTATCATAGTAATAACTCAACTTCTGAAGAAAATCTACAAATGTTTAAGAATGGTGAAATAACCAAACTATCTACTGTATTACAGTTGAATGAGGGTGTTAATATTCCAAATCTTAAACAAGGTATTATTCTTCATGCTTATGGTAATGAAAGAAAAGCTAGTCAAAGAATTGGTAGGTTACTTAGGTTAAATCCTGATGATAAAGCTATTGTACATATACTATGTTATATGAGTACAGTAGATGAAAAGTGGGTCAAAGAAGCTTTAGAAAACTTTGATCAGAGTAAAATAACATGGAGAAATTTTAAAGGAAAATTAGATTAACCCCTTTATTTTTCTTATATTACAATTATATGGAAGATACAAAAACACATAAGTTAGTATTGTATAATGATGATGTTCATGATTTTTTATATATCACAGCATGTTTAATTAAGTATTGTGAACACAGTCCTATTCAGGCAGAGCAATGTGCAATAATTGCTCATAATAATGGTAAATGTTCTGTAAAATCTGGAGATATTCTTGAAATGTTAGAATTAAAATCTAGTTTAGAAGAACTAGAAATAAAGACTGAAATTGAACAATATGAAAGTTATATGTATTGATTCTAAGAATAAGCCAAAGAAAGTTCCTGATAATGAATGGGTAGTAGAAGGAGAAACTTATACTGTGACCCGGATAATTAGAATGGGTTTGCAAGCTAATACTTATGGTTTTCTTCTTAAAGAGGTACAATTAAGTTCTAGTTCATTTCCATATGAATATTATGCAGCAGATAGATTTTTACCTGTTGACATGATAGTACTAATGGAAAAAGATAAAATATCTGAAGAACTAGACTTAGAATTAATTTAATTAAAGTTTTTATGAACTATACACTGGAAGAAATTCTTCAGGAATGTTCTATTGTTAAAGAACTTATATCTAAAAAAAAGAATAGAGAAAGAATGGATAAAAGAAATTATCTTATTGCTCTGTTATATTATAAGTATAAGTTTACTGAGAAAAGAGTAGCTGAAGAATTAGGAATGACTAGAGAAGCAATCCCAAGTTCTAAATTGCAAGCTTATCAGCTAATGAGTATAAATGATGTTTCATTTATTGCTAATGTAAATGATTACATACTTAAGTATCCTTATGATTTTCCAGATACTGATAAGGTAAAAGAAACAAAAAGAAAAAGTGGTATAACAATTAAGCTACATCAAAATGTTGTTAAAAAACTTAGAACTTATGCGGGTATTAAACAAATAAGAATTGATGTAGCTGCAGTTAATTTAATTACTAAAGGTTTAGATTTATGGGAAAAATGAAAGACTTTTGTATAGCAATGATAAATGCTAATGGAAGTATACCAGAAGGAATAACCATAGCTGATGTTGCTAGAATGAAAGAATTGGAAATTTATAATTGGCAAGAATATGAGCAACAACAAGAGAAAGACAGAGCAAAGCTTCATGAGTCAGAAAATTCAGCAGAGAATGCTAAGATTGCTCAAGCAGAAAAAAAGTTCTCTCCGCGTTATGGAGAAACAACAGAAACAAAAAGGAATCAACAATGAAGAAGGAGATTAAACGAAACATTATGAAAAATTTATTTTATTTTATTTCAACTATTTTATTATTAACAGCTTGTGTAGATCCAGTTCAAGAACAAATTGATCTAAAGAGTAAAGAAGTTGAATCTCTAGGTATTCAAATGGAGGAGACTACACAGAAGATTCATTACATAATTGATCAAAAAGCTGAAGCAGAAACTTTTGTATATAGACTTGAATTAGCAGGAGCATCTAAAAACAGTAAAGATTACAAGAATGCAGTAGCTGAAGTAGAAAGATTATCTTCTATGTATGATAGCTTAAATATTGAAGCTGACAAAATTGCTGTTGCCGTTGATAAAGGAATTGCTCAAATAGATAGTTTGATGTCTTTACAGAAATGATTAAGTTCTTAAAATACTTATTGGTATGGGTAAGTCAAAACTTATCCATACCATTTTGGGTAGTAGGACATGTACACCTTACAATGAATATCTATAAAGATATCTATGAGATTATAACATCATTTGGATTAAATATTGCTGTAGCCTTAGGATTCTTTATAGAGTACAAAGAAAAAAAGAAACAAGATGTCAAAGATAATTGACTTTATTACTTTGCTTATTATAAGCATAGTATATAAAAACCTAGATTAAGATGAAGTATTTACTTTCACTATTATTATTGTTTAGTGTTTATTTTATAAATGCTCAAACAATACTGCATGCTTATGCTGTTACAATTGCCCGTTGGGATGATGTTACTGAAGATTATACTTGGGGAGAACCCATTCCTATAGATCTAAGATTTACTATCCAAGGAGAAGTTATTATGGTCAATGATGTAGCAGAATCAACATATATCTGTATAGAAAAAGTGTATGATTCCGAAGAGATGGTTATGTACACAGCAATTGATGAAGATCATGAAGATTGTAGAATAATTCTACAGTATCCCAAAAACCAAGTTCCTAGTATCTCAGTAGAGTACGCACATATTTTATATGTGTACGGAATAGAATAATTTAATTTACTTATTATGAAAATACTTGTAATGCTTAGCATTATAGCTAAGACTTTGCTTTCTGATTACCAAGCAACAGGGAAAGCTACCTACTATGGCCAGCATTGGACTGGTAGATTAACTGCATCTGGTGAGAGATTCCATGCGGACAGTTTAACATGTGCACATAAAACTCTACCATTTGGTACATTACTGGATGTAGTAGATTTAAGAAATGGTAACTGTATTACTGTCAAAGTAACTGATAGATTACCTAAAACCAGCAGAATCCTTATAGATCTAACTTATGGAGCTGCAAAACAACTTGGTTTTTTAAGAGCCGGAATAATTTCTGTACAAATCATAAGTATAGGTAAAGCTACTATCAGAAAAAGGTAAATAATTTACTATGCCAGGATGGACTAACATCTGTCCTGGCTTTTTTAACTAAAATAATATGGAAACACCAACACAAGAGATTTTTAATGAGATGAAAAGTATTGCCACAGATATATGGAATACTTATGATAACCAGTATGGTTATGTCACAGAAAAACTGGATAGAATAAATAGCTTTGATAATATACAGGACAATGCTATGGTATTCTATAGAATGTTTGATACTCAAAATCAAATGACATTCTTTTTTAAAGCTTCTTCAGAAGTAAGAACTTACATTAAAAATAATTTATAGTATGGAAAAGATACCAACAGCAGGAGAGTTTTTAAAAGAAGCTCAGTCAAATCCAAGTAAAGGATGGACTACACGTAAAGTAATGATTGAATTTGCTAAGATGCACGTAGAAGAAGCATTGAAAGATCTAGAGCAAAAGTTAAATACTGCATTAGATGACCATTTAATGTTGGAAGAAAATGTTTGTAGCATTTTAGAAAATATAAACAGTTACTCACTAGAAAAGATTAAGTAATATGGGAAATGGAAAACAAGGAGCATTTGCAATGATTGATACCAATTTAGGTTTTACACAAATAGGTCTAACTAAAAGAGAATACTTTGCTGGATTAGCTTTACAGGGAATGTTATCTAATCAAGGATTAAACTCTTATGAAAACAATAAAATTATATCATGGTCAGTAGATATAGCAGATGCTTTACTTAAAGAATTAGAAGATGAAAGCAATACTTATTAAAACACGAGAACAACTCTATAAGCTAAAGTTCTATAATGATGAAGATATGTTAGCATGTGCTACTGCACTTCTATCCAAACAAAACTGTGACGATATATTTGGAGTAGTTGATGTTGAGAAGTTGGCTGAAGATTTTGCTAAAAATCATTCAATATATCCAACGGCACAAGATGATACTGAATATGGATTTAAACAAGGATTCAAAAAAGCAATGGAGTTGAATAAAGACAAGGTGTTTACTTTGGAGGATATGAAAAAATGTTGGGAATATGCAAGTATTGATAAACATCAAATTTTTGGAGACCAAATTGGTGATTCATATATGAGTTTTATCCAATCCCTCCAACAACCGAGTGAAATTGAAGTTGAGATTATAATGAGAAATTCAAGAACAGGAAACATTGTAAAGCATGATTCAGATTTAGAATGGGATGAAGATGGATTATGTGACAGAGCAATACCAAAGCTTGACTCAGAAGGATGTTTAATACTTAAAAAGATTTGATATGAATAAAGAAACACTTGAAGAAGCTGCTAAGATATTATATCCTGATGGATGTGATGGTACAGATAGAAGTGCAGAAATTTATAGAAGAATTTTTATAGAAGGTGCTAAATGGATAGCTGAAAGAATGTATAGTGAGGAAGAAGTAATTGAATTATTAACACAAAGGTCTAAACATTTTGGTACCAATGTAAAACCCTTTCAGGAATTACTTCTTAAACAAGATTTAGAATGGTTTGAACAATTTAAAAAGAAGTAGGATGGAGAACACAGTAGAACTATTAGGTTGGTATGGGTCTGATACTGTTCATGCTCAGTCAGCTTGGACATCCACAAGTAGAGACCTAACAGAAGATAAAGTAAATAGAATACCACAGTTATTATCTATGCTTGCATCTGAGGGTCATCACACACCATTTGAGAAAAGCTCTTTACACTTCTTAGTTACTTGTGATCAAGCATCACATATCCATTTACTAAAGCACCGGATTGGTGTTAGTATTAATGGAGAGTCTGCTAGGTATAAAGAGCTTAAGGAGGATAGGATGTATCTCCCTGAAGATTGGAAGGATATTCAGATTAGTACTGTGGAGACTGAGATATTTACATGGTATGAGTATCTTAATTGGTATGCAGACCTAGGTAATAACATGTACCACAAGTGTTTAGAAGAACTTACTCCTATACTTGGTAGAAAGAGAGCTAAGGAATCAGCAAGATTCTTTAAAACATTTAACTCTCAAATTACTATGGATGTAATGTTTAACTTCAGAAGCTTTGCACACTTTCAGGAGCTTAGAAACTCTGAACATGCTCAGTTAGAAATAAGAGAAATAGCACAGGAGATGTTAAACTTAGTCAAGGATATTGAGGGTAATCCATTTGAGTATACAGTAAAGGCATTTAAGTTATGACACCAAAAGAAAAAGCACAAGAGTTATTTGATAAATACTCAAAAGGAAAAGATGAACATGGATGGCATTTATGTGAATTTGACAGTTGTGCTAAACTATGCGCATTAATTGCAGTTGATGAGATATTGAAAAACCAAGAAAATGTTGTTTGGAAAATCAATAAACTATTATCAGCTTTTAGCATTGATAAAAAATTAGAATTAAGTAAAAAATATTGGCAAGAAGTTAAACAATTTATTGAGGAGATATGAAGACAGCAGTGGAAAATTTAGCAGACAGAATCATTGAATTAGAAGAAAGATTAAGACAAAAAGAAATTAATCTAAATGATTTCTTTGAACTCAAAGATGAATTAGTAGAGAAAGCCTTAGAAATGGAGAAAGAGCAGATAGTTAATGCTTATAAGGAGGGTCATTATCATCTTCACCTTGATTCATTTAATCCAGAACAATACTACAACGAAACCTTTAAATAAGAATAGAATGAAAAAACTATTAGAAGAATTTATTGAATGGGCAAAAGAATGTGGTGAAGATGCTTGGTACATCTATGAAAACACAGAAGAAGCCATAGAAAGATTCATGAAAAAGAAAGAAAGTAATTAATCTTTTAAATCAGAAGAATGAGCAAAGATGTAACATGCATTAAGTGTGGTAAGCCAGCATACAGAGTATATAAACCTGATTTAGATGTAGCAGGTATAGGTATGTGTTCTGAGCATGAAGAGGAGATATCTCTTGCTTTAATGATTGCTAACTTTGAAGGATGGGATAAGTTTGAGAAAAAATATCTTAAAAAATGAGTTTGGTAGAGAAAGTTACTAGAAAGTCTATGGTTATTAGGCCTTCTGGTAGATCTACTGACTTTATTAGCCCAAGTTTTGGACATGGTTGTCTTTATAATTGTACTTACTGTTATATGAAAAGACACAAGCCGGAAGGATTATCTGTAGCAACTAATACTATGGATATCTTGACAGAGATTAACTCCCATGCTTATTTTTCTACAGTAGAGAAGCCAAATCAGACCGGAGAGTATGTAACTTATGATATCTCATGTAATGAAGACTTTGCTCTACATGCTAAGTATCATGAATGGGAGAAGATATTTGCTTTCTTTAGAGATCATCCACTTGCTATGGGTTCATTTGCCACTAAGTATGTAAATAGAGATTTGTTAGAGTTTAATCCAGAAGGTAAGATTAGAATAAGATTTAGTCTAATGCCTGAAAAATGGAGAAAGATTCTTGAACCTAATACATGTTCTATTTCTGATAGATTACATGTAGTACATTTATTTTTAAATGCTGGTTATGAAGTTCATTTAAACTTTAGTCCTGTAATTGTGCATGATAATTGGCTTGATGAATATAAAGAACTATTTAGAACAATACATTATTTTGCTAATGGAAATGCTTGGATTAAAGATATATCAGTAAAAGCTGAAGTAATATTCTTGACTCATAATGAACAGAAGCATTTGTATAATCTACAGCATAAACTTCCAGGAGAAGAATTATTGTGGGTACCTAAAATACAAGAAGCTAAAACATCACAGTATGGTGGTAAGAATATAAGATATGAGCACAACAGAAAAGCTGATTATATCAAACAGTTTGTTGAATTGCATGATGAGATAATCCCTTGGAATACAATAAGATATATTTTCTAGTTATGACACTGAGAGAAACAGAATTACTAGGTAAAAAGCTTGTCAGACCATTAGGATTTAGAAGAAATTTACATAATCATCATCATTATCATAAATCATACAAGCATATCTATATTGAGATAAAGTTTTATGGAGGCTTGAACACAATAGATTGGAAAGTTGATGTTATTTATAAGCTTAATTATGGTACTGATGTTATATTTAAAGGGGATCAAATAGATATTGAAACTATTTTTCCTGATGCAGACAAGTTGATTGCAGTATTTAATTTTATAAGATTATGATTTTTTTAGACACTAAGATTAAAAATTTAATTAGTAAGATATGTGTTGAGCATCTTCAAATATCTAAATTAGAAGATAGCAACATAGGATATCTATGGTATATGTATAATGATGGCAGTAGAAAAGGAGACTTTAAGCCATTTATATTCTTAGCTGAAATAAATTTGCTCATAGCAACAAATTATTTGGCTAAAGAAGAAAAAGAGAACATGTTAAACATGCTCACAAGTAATGATGAAGATAATGCACATATTTTAGCATATTGCATACTTCAGTTAAGAGATCAAAGAGTTAAGGAAAAAGGTCTTTTTACAAAAGATAATCCTGAATATACTGGCATAGAATATATGACTCATGTATTCAGTCCTGAACATTTTTTAACACATCAAAAAGGTTAATATGACAGAAGCAGAAATAATTGAAGCTGGTTTTAAAAAACAGGAAGTTTTA